GCAGGATTGGATACGCTCTATCTGGCCAACCCGACACATCTGTCTCTCGGTATGGCCGTATCTACAAGCCGTCGGAGGAGTTGTCCGCGCTGTTTGGTATCCGTCCGCAATCCATCAACGTATCCAAGGCACTAGAATCGAAGGCATCTAGGTTCAATACGGATATGGCAGATGTTGGCAGGATATTCACAGAAACCTATGGCGCGGTTGGCAATGTTCCGGAAGCGAAAGTGCGGGAACAGTTCGATAAGATGCAGAACAGGCGCAGGGTTATGTTCGATGAGGCAAACAAAGATTTCCACGCTGCTATGTTGCTTGGCCTGTCTAGGTCAGAGGCTATCTCCGCAATGCGTGCTGGTGGTATGGGTGTTGATAACGCCTCAGCCATAGCCAACAACAGGTACAGAGACTATAAGATTAGCAAGTCACTCACAAAAAGCATGAGGCGCGAGCTATCTCCAGAAGAGATGCAGAAGCGTCAAGAGATAGGCCGAGAGCTTATGATGCAACAAGGAGAATAAATGGCTAAATTCGACATATCTGGATCAGCGTCACGCCAAACTGGTTTAAGCCAACAGGATCGCAATAACGCAATCCGCATGGAGTTTGAGCCTTACTCAAAACCACCACAGCAACCACCAGAACAGCCCGCAAGGATAGAACCTATGAGCGAATATGTTAAGCCACCGACAGCACCAGCACAGCAACCCTCTGGCGAGCTTCCGCTACCATTGCAAACCGTGGAGTGGGAGGGTCGCAAGGATAAGCAGGGTAATCTTTCAGTCTATAAGTTGCCAAGTGGAGATATGGGTGGAAACTTTGAGGTAGCTGGAATCAATGACCGATACCATCCAGAAGCATTCAAAGCCATCTCATCGCTCCCAGCGCAAGAAAGAGCGAAGGCTGCGGCAGAGTACATCCAAGGATATACCGCACCACTCGTTGAAAAACTCCCTCAAGCACTCCAACCATTCACGCAGGATCTCGCGTTTAATCGCGGGCTGGGCGGTGCAACGAAGTACATCCAGCAAGGATTGAACACGCTGGGGCAGAAGGTGGCAGTAGATGGTGGGTTTGGTCCAAAGACATTGGCCGCTATTAACCAGGTTGAGCCAAGGGCGTTGATGCGTGCGGCCAGCGATGCTCAATTGCAGGATGAATACAATATGGCTGAACGCAACCCAGCCAGAAAGAAGTTCATCCCTGGCTTAGAGGCTAGGATTAGGAACAGATTGTCAACCTTTGGGCAGGGTTAAGGCTTCCTCATGCTGGAACTTACGCCTCCAGATACAATGGTTGCCCCGCCAGATCCAAAGAAAACATCTCCAGAGCCGTATATGATGCCAGTGCTTCCAGCAAAGATGTCTCCATTTCTTGTGGTAATTCCTTTAGGTCCAGAGTACACGCCATAATTATCGGTATATGTTCCCTTTGGTGTCGTATAAATATCACCATTTCGCAATATCAATTTACCGTTAACTAAAGCCGTGTCCTTATCTATAATAACAGCAAATCCTTTCTCACCATAAACCCCGCCAACAAATGCTTCCATTTCGCCATCGTCTTCGCCAGCAAATCCCGATGCCATCAGCATCGCCGTCAGTGTTGCCATTATTATTGCTTTCATTGTGAAAAGTCTCTAGGACAAACCGAAAGCCGTCAAGGATGAAATTAACATCACGCCAAGTTGGAGCAGTAGGAGTAGCTCGCGTCACCGGCGCGTTGCTACGGTGCGGGTATAACGTGCTTACGCCTTACGAGGATTTTGCTGGGTATGATGTGGTGGCCGAGAAGAACAATAAGTTCTTTCGCATCCAAGTTAAGACCGCGCAGACCGTAGAGCCTGGGCGCACCAAGTATCGCTTCACTACCAGCAGTGGCAATGGATTCAATATCCCCAAGCGCGCTATTAGTGGCGTGGATTATGTGGCGTGCTGGGGAATGAACGATGACCTTTTCTGGCTGTTGCCAATCTCCAAGTGTAAAAGCATAACAACTAAGCTTTGCCCCTCGACAGGCCAGAACTGGCGTGTATTCCAAAGCTTGTGAACGAGAAAGAAGCGTGGGTTAAGTTTGAGGAAGGGCTGAAGGATGCAGAATCCTTCGATGAGGCTGTGGCTTGGGTGAAGAAGAACAAGAAGATAGTCGAGAAGCTGACCATGATGGCAATGATTAGACGATTTAATGAGGATATTAGCAAAGCTAATAAGACTTGGCGGAACTGAAATAGATTAAAATATATATCGACACCATCGTGGGTTGACAGCTAAAACCGATGGATGGGCAAAATAAATAGCCGGGCTAAGGGTGCAGCGGGTGAGCGAGAGTTAGCAAACTACCTGCGGGAGCAAGGCTGGCAGAAGGCCAGAAGGTCGCAACAGTTCGCAGGCAATCCCGAAGGCGGTAGCGGTGATGTAGTCTGCGAGAACTTTCCTTTCCACATCGAAGGCAAGCGTTGCCAAGCACTCAAGCCCGAAGAGTGGATGGAGCAATCCAAGCGGGATTGTCCGAAGGGCAAGATCCCATCCGTGTTTTTCCGCCGTAACGGACGCAAAGAGTGGCTTGTCATACTGACCGCTGACAGCGTGTGCGAATTAGCTCGACAGATAGCACCAGCAAATGTGAAGATTGAGTATGTACCCAACAACCCTATGTCAACCACAGTCGGTGCTGGATTTTGGGTACACAATCAAGAAGAACTTACCCCATACATACAACCAAAACTAAACCCAAATAAATAAAGGAGATACTACAATGGCACTAACCATAAGTGAATCGCAGAAATCAGAACGCAAGTTGCCCGAAGCTGGCGCAACCGTAGGCGTTCTTTACAGTCTAGTTGACCTAGGCCACCAGAAGACTAACTGGGACAACCAAGAGAAGTGGACACCTAAAGTTCGCTTGACCTTTGAGTTGCCCGATCAGACCGATGAGTTTGAGGTCGAGGAGAATGGCAAACGCACCACAGTCCAAAAGCCTATGGTAGTTTCCATTGAGCAGACCCGCAGCCTTGGCGAGAAAGCAAGCCTTCGCAAGCTTCTCGAACAATGGCGCGGTCAGACCTTTACCAGCAAGGAACTCCAGGCATTTAGCTTGAAGAACCTACTTGGTAAACCAGCCATGCTAACCTTGATCCACAAGACCAGCCAGCAGGGTCGGCAGTATTGCGCCATCGCGGGTGCATCCAAACTACCCAAGGGCATGACTGCTCCAGCCAAGACTGCCAACGAACAACTCTACTACGAAATTGAGCAGGGTGAGGGTGGCCAGTTCAACGATATGCCGGACTGGTTGCAGGAAAAGATCAGAGCCTCCAAGGAGTTTGCTACAAGTGCTGGTAAGTCTACTGCAATCAAGTCAGAACTTGATGCAGACGGCAACCAAGTGCCATTCTAAATTGTATGGCTCTTACAATTACATCTAAAGAGCCATCGACAGCTAGACTTGTTCAAACCGAGTCTAGCGGTCATTGGTACACAGCCGATGGCGAGTCAGCACACGTTGTCATAGGCAAGAATGGCAACGAGAGGAACACGACTGTAGCTGATGCTCGCAAAATGGGTCTTTATCCTAGCGTCACTTCGATTTTGTCTATTTTGGATAAGCCCCAATTGACCAACTGGAAAATTGAACAAAGTATCATGGCATCGCTTACGTTGCCAAAGGAGGAAAATGAAACGCTCGAAGATTACGCTAGAAGGGTGGTTAAAGACTCTAAAGAATCAACAACGAAGGCAGCTGAACACGGCACGCTTATGCACGAGCAGGCAGAAAATATCCTTATGGGACGTGATACTACCACAGACCCAATCCTGCAACCATACATCGCCACGTTTAAGAAGTGGGCAGAAGAAAACGTGGAAAAGACCTACTGGTGCGAGAAGGCACTTGTTGGCGCAGGGTATGCTGGAAGATGTGACGCATACGTCAAACTACGGGGTGTTGGTGACGCTATCGTTGACTTAAAGAATCGGAAAGTTAATCCAAAATATGAGCCATTCTATGACACAGATTGCGCCCAAATTTTTGCTTACTTGTCAGCTTCCGAAAACCCTAAAGCAGCAGGCGTATCAATCGTGCTGGCATCAAATGATCCCAGCAAAATAATGACTAAAGTTTGGGATAAAGACGAACTTTACCAAGCCGGAATAGCTTTTTGCGCCATGCAGAAGGTTTGGTCTTGGGTAAAGAACTACACTCCTCCAGGGATGAAGTTGTGATTGCGCTTGCTGATGTGCTTTGGCTGGAGTCACTTCTGGATCAGTTTTACAGGAATCAAGCAAAATGACTGCACCAACAATTCAAGAGATGGGTAACGCTGCGCAAGAGATTGTGTGGCGTGTTATGGGTAAAGGATCAGATAAGTCTGGTTATGGAGATTGGTTGCTGAAGGATAGGCCGATTCACGATTACCATATTGCCAGAGCGATTCGTCATCTAGCCACAGCGCAAATGCAACTGCACAAGTCTTCGCCTTGTCCAGATAATAATGGTGAGACAAGCGTTGACCACCTTGAGCGTGCGCTGGTACGATGCCTGTTCACGTTGGCACAAATAAAGAAAGAGGTGACAAGATTATGAACCAAGAAGAAATAGACAAAGATTGGGATGAGTTTTTCAGCAAACCTCGTCCTTGGCTTTATTCCAATTACGGAGATAAGTCGTCAAGCGAAGATGACAATACGGAAAGCTTTCAAAAGTTCTGCGATAACAGCGGGAACAATAAATATCCACAAGAATGAAACGCGCAGTCGTAACGATGGCTTTCGGGACGGAGTGGGAGAAGATCCTTGAACTAACCCATCCTCGCATTGACGCTTTTGCCAAGCGGAACAAGATGGATTTCATTGTGATGAACCGGTCTGTAATGGACCCAATGGATTACAACAAGTCAATGATTGCTCACATCTTGGTAACAAAGAAGTACGATCAAGCAATCTATATCGATTGCGATTGCCTAGTTACCAAGGACTGCGATGACTTTGCCAACGTAGCCGAGGAAGGTAATGGTGGGTTTATTGCCTTTGACGAGGGCGACTTCTTGGATCGCAAGGAAGGGATGAAGAGACTGGCAGCAGAGTTTGGCGGGGTGATTACGCCTAACTATTACTTCAACTTCGGCGTGTTTGCGATGACAAAAAAGCATCTTGGCTTATTGTCGTTGCCTCCAATTGGAGTCGTTCCCAACCATTTCGGGATGCAGACCTGGGCGAACATCCAAGCACACTTTTGGGATATACCGCTATCTGGAATGGACCCAGCCTATAACTGCATGACCAGCGTGGAGGCACACTACGGACTAGACCGATACAAGGACGCAATGATTATTCATTACGCCGGGCAGTCCGGTGATCTTGCAAAGCTGGCCGAGCAGATCAAAGCTGACGATGCAAAGCTGGTGGAGCTGGGTCGGTGAGATCTACACAGTTATGTCGTGGCGACTACGATGACAGGGTGCAGCAGTTGGCTGGAGAGGTTGCACTCCAGGCTATCCGCGACCTGCGGATGCTACGCAAACGAGGGATGGTTAAGGGTATGAAGATTGTTAAGGATCACACGGGGGTGCCACTCAACGATGCCTTGGAGTACAAAAACTCGCACGAGGTGCAGAAGCTATTGCGTGACTTTAAGACGGGTGTTGTCTCCTGGTGGTGCAGAGCCAGCGGGGTGCAGATTGATAACCGCACGTTACTGAGAAAACTAAAGGAAAACGACTATGTTCTGCCTACTTGACCTTGGCACAATAGTTTGGGTCATCAGTTCTTTTATCCTTTACAGTTCCCTGCTTTTGTCGGCAATCTACTGCGCAGGTTACATCATCTTTAAGTTAATCGATTACATAAGAAAGGAACTGGATTTATGAGCGAGTTTAAGCAGAAGGTTTTAACCGCATCAGTAGATCGCTATGTATTGAATAAGACGCAATGTGAGATGCTGCGCCAAGATGCGGAAGTGATCGGAATGAAGCGTGCGCCTGTGCTGTCCAAGGATGGAGTAACACGTACGGTATCGCGTACGCGAACCTGCTCATCGTGCTGGATACCATACGCCAAGCATCACAACTGGATTTACAATATCATGCGCGAGATAACGGAAGGCATCAATGCCGAGCAATGGCGATTCGACATCCAAGGCATCCAACAGTTGCAGATACTGCGATACCGCCCACTACAGAAGTTCTCTTGGCACTTTGACACTTACACATCCGAAGCACCAGTTCGCAAGCTGACTGCTGTGGTCAACCTGTCCGCGCCAGAGGAGTATATTGGTGGAGGGTTGCAGGTTAAGGCTGATATGGAGAACGCTCAGTTCGTCCGCGAGCAAGGAGCAGGCTGCTGGTTTCCGTCCTACATCGAGCATAGAGCGCGTGCGCCTATATGGGGAGCGCGCTGGGTGTTGGTGGCTTGGTTTACTGGACCAAGCTGGAAATGACCCACGCTGCTAATCTGCCACGCCACTTGTACGTCAAGTGCGATATGGAGTTTGTGTCTGATGGCGAGAAGCAAGGCCTAGAAGACGCTGTTTGGTTTGGCCTAACAGCAATTCCTGGCCGAGCTTGGGGTTGCACTGTGATGCTAAAATGCGGTGCGTTGTACCGAGGCTTGCCACTTCACGCCTTGGCTCATGGCGACATTGCAATTATGGACTGGGACATTAACGATGCTCAACGCTGGGATTGTTTTGGCTGGAACTTTACGACAATCGAATACGAGTATCTGATGGGGTTGTCTTGCCGAGTCTGGATCGCAAGCAAGAAGACTTGGGAGGTTGGTCGATACCTATTCACAGCCGAGCCTTACGGAGATGGGTTCTCGATGGACCCAAGCCAAACCAAGTCACACCATTTCATCGCACTTAATAATGGACGGATTACGGCTGTTCCCGGTAACAATGTGCTTTGGAAAGAATCAAGCTTCACCACTCCAAGCGAGAAACCTAACTGGCTGCGGACGCAGTCGCAGGTCTGGCATGGAGAACAAGCAACGTGGGATGACGTTGTTGGTGAGGAAACAGCATAGGAGGTCAGCATGCCGCTAGGTAAAGACGTAAGTAAGAATATGAGCGAACTAGCAGCGGATAACCGCAAGAAGGGCAAGGAGCGTGGTGCAGGCGGTAAGCCGCGATCACGCGAGCAGATGATTGCCATTGCGCTATCCGCAGCAGGCAAGAGCAAGCCACGCAAGTTTCGGATGCGGTCAGGCTCATAATGCAGGTCGAGGCTAAAGATCGCCTCAAGTGGGCGCGCGAGATCCTTCTCATTGCACGCAATAAGCTTGCAGTTGAGAGGGATCGCGCGACTCACGGCCACGCTATTGACATAATCCAAATCATAACGATGGTGGATGCAGCCAGCCTGGTGTGCAAGGAAGTGGTAGGTGAAGAATGAAAGTTAAAATATTACAAGGCGATTGTATTGAGAAGTTGAAAACCTTACCAGACGAATCGGTCAATTGTTGTATAACAAGTCCTCCGTATTGGGGATTGCGTGATTATGGAACTGGAAGTTTACAGATAGGGCTAGAGCATACACCAGAAATTTATGTTCAAAAGATTGTCGATGTGTTTAGAGAAGTCAAAAGAGTTTTACGAAGTGACGGCACATTGTGGCTTAACCTTGGCGATTCATACGCATCCTATAGGGATGGCAAAGCAACTCCAGATACAGCTAGGAATGGTAACAATGGAACGCTAGTTGATTCTGGTTTGGCTAAAAATAGAATGGCATCAACTTTTGCTGGGACTGGCGTAAAGCACAAGGACTTGGTTGGAATACCTTGGAGAGTTGCCTTTGCACTACAGGCAGATGGTTGGTATCTGCGCCAAGACATAATCTGGCACAAGCCAAACCCTATGCCCGAATCGGTTAGAGACAGATGCACTAAATCGCATGAATACATTTTCTTGATGACAAAGAAGTCGAATTATTATTTTGATTCTGAAGCAATTAAAGAAGATGCCAATTATGCGGGACGGAAAAGGGGCTTATCTAAAAATGTTTCACCAAGCGGAATAACTGATTTTGGCGGTAAGGCCGTATATGACAAAAGGAATAAAAGAAGTGTTTGGACTATTAACACAAGATCGTATCCAGAGGCGCACTTTGCAACATATCCAGCAGAGTTAATTGAGCCTTGCGTTCTTGCTGGTTGTCCTGTTGGCGGAACTATTCTTGACCCATTCGGTGGTAGCGGGACAACAGCACAGGTAGCAGTGGAGCATGGCAGGAATGCTATCCTTTGTGAGCTTAATCCAGAATATATAAAGCTGATAAATAAAAGGATTGCAGAGACGCAGCCGTTACTGCAAATGTAGTCAGAGTAACAAAGGAGAAAACCAAATGAAACTATGGAACAATAACACAAACGGAGTCCACATCGTGGACGATAACAAGCTGTGGCCACGTTGTAGCTACATTCTACCAGACGAGTTGGTCAACGCACCATTCAATGATGCCGTACCAGTTCCACACCGAATCAAGCCGTACTACCCAGGTCGAGCCGAGGGTGGAACAACTGCCGTGTATCGCGCTGGGGCAATTGGTGACGCGATTATGGCTACTGGAATCATCCGATACCTAGTCGAGACTTCAGGTGGGGGCGTGGACATTTACTGTCCTGCTCGCAATATGCCAATCTACGCTGGGCTTGGTGCTAGGATTCTTCCGTTGCCACCAACAGCCGAGGCGTGGGATTCATACGATGCTCACATTCCTCTGGATGATCTATTCTCTGGCAAGGTCGGAGGAACAGAGCTTGGAACAGGTGCAGGCAATCACTACGACCGCATCTACCTGTGGATGGGTGCGGAAGGCATACTGGCCGACATTTCTGGCAGAGTGGGTGATGTCAAGCGGGTGGAAGATAAGTATAAGCGACCTCACTTGTACGTTGTCCAGCCTGACCACGATGAGTTGATTAAGATGGGTAGATGGCCGTTGCCAGATAAGTATTTTGTTTATCACGTCAGCAGCTCGGGGCCAACACGCACCTATCCGCCACAGCTAGGCAAGAAGGCGGTGGAAGCGTTGTTGGAAGAGTTCAAGGATCATCACGCTGTCATCGTTGGGCTGGATCGTTCGCTTGACTTTAAGATTGATCATCCAAACGTGATCGACTTGTTCAACGCAACGTCGAACATCCGTAGTCTGTTCCCGGTAGTTCAAGGTGCTGACTTTGTCGTAGCCCCTGATTCGTCAGTCAACCACATGGCAGCGGGGCTGAACACAGCCTGCATATCCCTTTGGGGTAGTTATGATCCAGATGATCGGGTCAAATATTATAGTAAGTCCTACCCGCTGTTTGCACCGGAAGTATGCCCACACGCACCTTGCAGGCCGCAGGGTGGGTTGCCACAGGCCAAGTGTAAGGATGCGACCAACCGCACGCCGAAGACTCAACTATGGTGCAACGCACTTCGTAACATCACACCAGAGATGATTGTGGATGCAGCGAAGAAGGCGGTGGAGTTGGATGGTAAATAACTAACTGGCGATGTGGTACGCAGGGAGATCCTGCGGCGGGGCTGGATGCATAGTGTGTTGTTCCCCTCTTGAATCAGAGCCAGTTTGAATTTTAATATGAAAACAACATTAAGAGAAATGGATTTTTGGCAGGGTGCAAGAGTTTACATTGCAAAAGACAATGCAATGAATGGTTTTTACAAAATTGGGTGTTCAAAGAATCCAGTTCAAAGATGCAAGACATTGGGAAGTGGAGATTGCGAGATTATTTTTGAGGCAATTCAAGACACGCACAACGCCTCGGAGGTCTTTGCTCACAATCTTCTGGATGACAGAAGGCATACATATATTGGATCGGGTAAAACCGAATGGTTCAAGCTTACTGAGTACGAATTAAAGATAACAAGAGAGTTAATAAAAACGCATAGCGAATATGTTGCGCTATGGCGCAAGCATCAAAAACTTGAGAAGGAATATAAAATAGTTGTCAATAATTACTGGCAACTTATGAAGAGGTTTAATATGTTCTATGAAATTGTTATGAGTTCTAAATTGAATTGGAGTAAAAAATTTGAATTGTTTGTTAAGTCATTACTTAAAATATACGGTTTCTGAATATGACCGAAGCACAACGTCATGCTGAAGCGGTAGTCGGGGCTGTCGATTGGCAGTCCGAGAACCACGGGCTGTGTAAATGTCCAGGTGAGGCTGCACACACCAGTCATACGAGAGTGAGGGACACGACTGTGTTTGTTGACGGCGCACCTACGATCTTCTGCTGGCATACAAGTTGCACGCCGTACCGCGATGAGGCCAATCGCAAATTGCGTAAGGCAATCTTCAACGATCCGCTGTATCGTCCGATCAACATTATGTCGGTTGGGTCGTCTGCACCGATTCGCCTAGTCAAAGACCCAGAGGCAGAGGTGCTGGAAAGGTTGAGGACAATTGCAGAGTCGAACAGGCAACGATACTTGACACACTACAATTGGGACCCTGCTGATATGTTTGAGGAGAGTCCGGTCAAGTTGGAAGATCCGAAGTCCGAGTATCACTTGTTTTTGTCGCTGTTTAACATTGCTGACAATATCTGGATCGGGGATGTCAAGGACAGCGGAAGGCATCCACAGAACTTTAGGTCAGCTTGGGATTGGAAGAAGCTGGATGCACCGATAGGGCAGTACACGACTGGTGCAACGTACAAGCAAGGCACGATCAGCAGATCGAACGATACCGTAGAGCATAGGATTTATTTGGTAGTCGAGTCGGACGTACTGACCAAGCCGGAGATCGGCGCGGTGTTTCAACTTATGCGTGATCTATTCAGAATGAAGCTTTACGCAGTGGTTGACACAGGAGGCAAGAGTCTCCACGGCTGGTTCGAGATGCCGCAAAAGAATGAGTGGTTGGAACAATTAAAAGCTTTCCTTGTTCCTTTAGGGTGCGATCCTGCAACTTTCAAACCAAGCCAACCAGTAAGGATTCCTGGTGCTAAAAGAAACGACAAAA